ATTTGTGTACAAATCCAATTATAGGTCTTACGGATACCCTCTTCAAGTGGTTGTGAATAATCCCATCCTAACTTTTCTCTTACAAGATCGTTGTTAGAATTACGACCACGAACACCAAGAGGTCCGTCAATATGATTCTTCTCTACTGATTTACCAGAAACCTTAGCAGCAGTATCAACTAACTTATCAATAGTAACCATTTCTTCTGATCCAATATTAACTGGTCCTAAGAAATCTGATTGCATCATTCGATAGGTTGCTTCGATGCATTCATCAATGAACAAGAAGGAACGAGTTTGTAAGCCGTCTCCCCACACATCGATGGATCCACCTTCCTGCGGGAGTTTAGCCACTTTGCGGCAGATTGCTGCTGGAGCCTTTTCTCTTCCTCCATCCCAGGTTCCTTCGGGTCCGAAGATATTATGATACCTGGCAATACGCACAGGCATATCGTGATTACGGTTGTAAGCAAGATAGAGACGCTCCGAAAAGAGTTTCTCCCATCCATATTCGGAGTCGGGGTTTGCGGGGTATGCTGATGATTCACGGCAATCAGGGTTGTCAGGGTCAAGTTGATTGTGCTCTGGATACATACACGCTGATCCAGAATAGAATATCTTTGTCTTGTTTACTTCATAACTTTCATTAAACTTTCTCTGCTCTTCAAGAACATTTAAGTTAATTGAAACTGAGTTGTGCATAATGTCTGCATCATTGTCACCAGTGAAAACAAAACCTGCACCACCCATATCAGCAGCAAACTGATAGATCTCATCAAATGATTCTATCATCTTATAAGGTATCTCATTATAGAAATTACCTTGTACTCCTTTAAAATGTAAAACACGACGAACGAAATCTACATCCCGTAAGTCGCCGTGTACAAATTCATTTGCTTCTGTCTTTGAAAACTCAGTTGATTTTAAATCTACACCTCGTACCCAATAACCTTCTTTTCGCAGTCTCTTTACCATATGACTGCCAATGAAACCACCCGCACCCAATACCAGTGCGGTCTTCGTATAGTCCCTCATACTCCTTTAGAATAATCGATCACTTTATTTATTATATAAAAAAAGAGGTTGATTGTCAACCTCTTCCATAATCATCTTTTAATCTAACTATATCATTTTCTTTACAAACTCCCCTTTGAACTTCAATAAATGTAATACCATCATTACCACCGTGTAAACGATGAACTTGTTTTATAGGAATGTATGCATATTCTCCAGGTCTTATAATTGATTCGACTTCTCCCTGAGTAATCGTACCAATACCTTCTATAATAGTCCAGTGTTCCTCACGTTGCTCATGATATTGCAACGAAAATTGATGATCAGGTTTAACATGTATTTGTTTAACCTTATAATCTTTATTTTCTTCCAGAGTTAAGTACCAACCCCAGGGTTTAAATTCAAATTTTCTCATAATAAGAAAAACAATCTATCGAAGTTGATGTCTACTTAACTTTTCTTCAATCTCAGCTACTCTTGCAGTGACATCATCACTGGAAGTTGATTCTGATTTATGTGAATGTGACTCAAGTGCTGCTACTGCTGCTTCTAGTTTCTTAAGTCTTGCCTCTACTTCTACGTCATACTTAGACATAGATGCTCCACTTGCAGATTTTGCTGCTGTTCCTTTAATCGCCATAATTTTATAAAAATTCTTGTTTTTATTTAGACCCAACGGGTTACTGTTAATTCTATATTGTTATTATCCATTTCCCATTCTTCTTCTATTTCAAATCCCTCCTCTTTAATTGTATCATGAATTATCATTCTTGCATACTGTTGAGTGAGTTTTTCCATAAATCTTTCGATTGGAACATCCTTATCCCAAGTTTGTCTATCAGCAACTAATTCATAAGTTCCAGTAGATTGATTGAACTTGAATCCAACATCAACACCAATAGAAATATCAACCCCCATAGTAGGATGATCTTCAGCATGATTTGGATTCATAATAACCAACTCTACCAACTTCATACCTGCAAAGGGAACATTAGGTCTTTCACCAATACGTTCCAATGCTTCAAGTAACTGAGTCCTTTCTTTAATCTTTGTTTTTATAGTACTAAAGTGTGACATCTTGTTCTGTTGATTGAGTTTGCTTTTGATAGTATTCAGGTTTAAGTTCTCTTGTTTCAATATTACCAAGTCTTTTTTCAATAGACTCAGTGATTGTTAAACATTCACCTGCTTCAGCACCAATAACTTCTTCAAGTACAGTACCGTCTTGCCTAATGGTAAACTTAAGAGTTTGTTTTTTTGACATAGTTAGAATGAATGATGATGGGTATCTATATCTCCGTGTTCTATATTATCTATCTTTTCAATATGACCATGATCAATATCAATGTGCCATTTCTTTTCAAGTGAATCAGCAATTCTTTCGAGTGCTGATGCTATGCGATTGAACTCTTCACTCATCACCGTCCTCCAATATGTCATCTTTAACATAGCAAGGAACACCATCTGGGTCAAGCCATTTTGTATACTCAAAGTCTTCAATAGCTTGAGTTAACTGCATACCATTATCACAGAGATACATATCCTTATATCTAGGAGAATAACTTCCCATCTTCTGGATACGAAAATCGGGTTTACCGTTTTCTAATGTACCTACTTCAACATAACGGTATGGAAACCGTTCCATAATAACATTCATTTTACTGCCTCAAGATCTTGTCTAAGGCATTCTACTACCAAACTATAATCCGCTTCTGGATCTTCATCATTATAATCTATTTCATTTTGATAATATCGTTTAACTTTTTTATACAACTTTGGATTTTTTACATCCAAATAAATCTCCTTATTAGCAGCAGCCTGAAGGATGCCTATGTCTTTCTTGAATTTGGAAATGAGAGTCATTGCTCTGAATTGTTTACCAGACTATTATAAAGGGTTGATTGAGTTTAGTCAAGCTCTACAATAAAATTGCTCCGATAATAAATCCTTTAGCAAATGAAATACAAACTACTTGATAGTCAGAGAGATTCCATTTCTCTTGAGCTTTCTTAATAAGTTTCTTGTCCCATTCAACTACTTTGTCGAAATACTTTTTCATTGTTCCTAATAGATTGTACTTTATTTATTAATTCCTATCGTAACCTGCCGATCTTCCATCCTTCCACATATGTTTCTCATAATCAAAATCAGGATGTGGTGCAGCACTTACAACAGGATTCTTAGTTCTGTTATGAATAACTATAAACTTGTCTGCTGCAAATGTACCAGCAAGACAGACTTCAATCTCATCACCATCTTTCCAGTTGGTTTCACCATTCATTTTGGTGTGAGTCATTGCTAATTGAATTTGATCAATTACTTTTTGTGTCAGTCTCATAATTACCCTTGCCAAATCATATCAGGCATTGGTTGTGTGCCTGGTCTATTTACTACTAACAGTATAGCATAACCCACAAACCAAATAATGTTAAACAACCAGGCTTGTCTCCAAAGATACTTCCTTATACCCATAGAAAGGAATACATTCCTTACTGCTTTAGGATCATCTTCATTGCCTGTTGCCCTAAAGATCTGTTCTATTATCACCGCAATGATTGTACCTATCACTAGAGGATAGAATACGAAGTTTGCAAATGACATTATTCCTATTAAGAAAACCATTAGTCTAATACGTCGAGGTCTTTACCGTGTCTGATTTTCCCAGACAACTCATATGCTTCTTTATTTCCACCGTGTCCGTGTGCAATACCTAGTTCATGCATTTTAGCATGTTCATCTATTTGATCTCTTAGATCTTTTTTACCTGATCCAAATGTAAGGTATAATCCATACCCAACTAAACCAAAAAGAAGTAAACCAAAGAATAAAATAAATCCTTGATCAGGAGTTAGGTTTCCGTGAGGAATTAAATTAATAAAAATCATGTTCTTGTAATAGAGGGAACGTCACCGTCATCATCATCATCTTCCAACTCTTCTATCCTTTCCTGTAATGATTGAAGTAAAGGATCTTCTGGTTTCTTATCAAAGGTAACACCCATTAATTCGTCACCAGGTTTTACATCTACCATTTCTGGATGAGTTGGTCTTTTTACCTCAGTAGTCCACATACCACTGGGTCTGTTTGTATCTTGCCGCATAAGATTCCATCCTCCTAATATGGTGCGAACAGCCCACACTAAAAGTATAAACCATATTAATGTAAACATTAAATCCGTAACGGGGTTCATATTCGTGGTATCTTCTGAATTAGTGGAAGAACTTCATTCTCCACCTTGTCAGCAATCTTATCTACTATACTAATATCTATATCCATAAATGGTGGAATGATACCTAGTAGTCTCAATGTACCATCAAGAAATAATGCTAGACAAGTAAGACCAAGAATCATACTAATAATGGTAGCATTACGATTATGCTGTGCCATAGATTCTTCATCAATTGCTCTTGCTTCTGCAAGTGCAGCAGCAACCATAGCATCTACTTCTTTCTTAGTATAAAAGTCTCCTAAGAATGGTATGTCGTGTTTGTCCATACTCTTTTATATCCATATTCATTATAACAGTACTGTCAAGTATACACATTATCTAGGTTCAAGTCATCTCATGAACGTGTGTTGATGGGCGTTCTCCCATCTTTGCTTGTTTATCTCTATCCAACTGATACAACTTATGCATCATCTCTTGCTTCTTCTCAATGTCGTCCAGTTTTTTATGAACATCCTTGAGTTCAGACTCAATAGATCTGTCGGTCATTTGATTGTAAAAATTCTGCTCTCAAACCTCCCTGCCAAAAACGTACAAACAAGTTGTTGATTTGAGTATTAAATATTTATAATTTTCAAAGTGTCAAGTGGACGGTCTATCCAGAAACTTCCATTACAGTTATGCTAGTAGGTGTTCTTGCTCTACTGAATTCATTACTGTTTCCATCATCACGACCAATATTTACCTTATATGATGCATCACCAGCTGCTATTTGCATTTTGTAAGTAACTGCACCTGTAGTTGCAGGAGCATCCATAAATGTTCCACTAAATTGTTGCATCTGATAATTTTGTGGTGCTGCAAAACTACTGCTCGCTCTTGCTTGGTTTGATTGACCTTGATCTCCAACATAAATGGTTGTATTTGTTGTTCCACCAATCACTCTCACTATCCTAACATGACCCATTCTGTTTGAAGATTCCATACTAGCACAACCATTATACATTACAAGCATTTTACTATCTGATCTTGTTGGTGTTATAGTTACTGTTACACCAGTTACATCAGTAAAAGTTTCTGAATCACTATCAAATGTATTAGTTATTGTTGTAGATTTTACTTGAATGATACCACCACCAATACCTGTACCAGAGGTTAGTCCATCTCTTGGAACGATTCGATTAGTTCTTAATTCTGACATTATGCTGAAAACTCCATTGCAGTGATGTGTGCCTCTGAGCTAGTGCTGTTATAAAAAGTATTATTTAATTGAATTGTAGATGTATTAGAAGTAGCATGAAGTTTTAACTTGTAAGTTACTGCTGAAGTTGTATTAGGACTATCTAATTTAGATATCGTACAAAGATTTCCAACATCCCAGTAACTTTGACTACTACCAACAAATCTCATTACGTTGGCATCTGGTGTTATATTAGTCACAGAACCACCAACAGTTCTTGTTAAATAAGCACCACCTTGAACATCATTATTTGTTCCAGACATATCACACCATAGGAAACCATCAAACATAACATATATTTTACTTGTTGAGAATTTGGGAGTAATAATAACTTGAAGTCCTGAGTCCACATTACCTGATGTAGATACATTACCAGTTAATACACCTTGTTTGACCTGTACAATACCACCACCCCCACCAGTGGGAACACCAGTAGTTGGAACTATTTTATCGACTCTTAATTCGGATGCCATAATATCTTTTTCTTATATTTAGGTTTCTATTTCAGCCATTTTCTCAATTAAGAGTGAGCAACCACCAGAATCGACCTGAGAACCACTCATATATCTAAACTGATCTCCATTTACACCCATTCCATATATACCCATTCTAAAGGTAGATGCAGTAACAACCTTAAATGATGCACAAACCACTGTACAACGCTTTATATTTGGAAATGTATTTGAATCAATCCTAAATCCTGTTGATGATATGTTAGCATAGGAACCACCACTATTTGAGGATACCCTAATTGAATGTGCTCCACTATCATTAATAGCACTAGCATGATAATAAACAATCATCGCAGTC